CTGCGTTGTTTAAATTGCGCTCTTCGATGCTGACTATAAAACCTCCAAAAATTTTATTGACTCCCTCAAAAATTTCTACTTCATCATTAACGGCCGGCACATATGTTCGGCTGCCAAATTTTCTATATTCAAAACTAGCCGTATCAACTTGGCTAGTGATTGCCTGGTTCACTTCAAAGCCATCCCAAATAATTTGGCTGCTTAAATCTACATTGTTGATCAATACTTGGATCATACGGTCACCCTGCTATTAAGTCTTAATTTATCCATTATCGCTTCGCTGACCTGGTCTGATAGATTCTTCAGGTCTAGCTTATTGCTAATAGTATTCCCGGTGATATTAACGGTTATATTAAAGCCCTGGTTTAATTTATTCATCCGGTTCAAGGGAATAACAGCTTCTGGTCCAGCCTCTCCAATCATTGCAAGGGTTGGACTATTAACTATTCCACCGGCAGCTAACAAAGGAATCTCTGGAATCGATATGGACTTGGCACCGAAAGCACCAGCGCCTTTAGCAGCAACACTGTTCAATGCCCGGATGACACTATTAACCTTTTCAAGGATCCAATTAATACTATTTTTAATAGTTGTTTTTACTCCCTCCCATACAATGGTTAGAGTATTTCCAACTCCGCTCCACAAACTTGTCCAGGCGTTATTTAAAGGCTCTGCAAATTCTCCAAACTTAGTTAATATAAAATTCCAGGAGTCGCTAATAGTATTTTTTATTGAATCCCAAATCGGACCAATAAAATTTCCTATTGCTCCCCAAACTGAATTCCAAGTATTTTTTATCCCCTCGAGCGCAGTATTAAAAACTAGTTTTATTGCTGTCCAAACTATATCGAAGTAAAGTTTTATCTTTGTGAAGACTGCAACAATATCAATGCCAAATATGGAAAAGATTCCAATCACTGCACCAACGGCCAGCTGAGCGGCGAATGTGAAAACAGTTTTTATTGCCTCCCAAACATTACTAAAAAAATCTTTTATTCCATTCCAGACACTAGTCACAGATTGAGTTATTGAATCCCAAGTAGTTTTTAAAAATTCTGAAACAGCTCCCCAAACTTCTATTGTCTTTTCCCTGATTGCATCCCAGTGTTGAATTACTAAAATAACTCCTGCTACTAGCAAAGCAATTCCGGCCACGATCAACGCGACTGGCCAAGTAATAGATAATAACGCCGTGCCCAATACACCGCTCGCTGTAGCTAGGGCAGCAAATCCTCCTGTGATTGCCGGCAAAGCTAAACCAATCGCTCCTACGACCATTAAAAGCCCTCCCAGGCCTCCTACAACGCCAAGTATGGTTAGCGTTAGCTTTGGATTATCTGAAACCCACTTTGAAAATGATTCAATCATTGGCTGCATTGATTTTAATAAATCTCCCAAAGCCGGAGCTAAAGAAGCGCCAATCGATTCGCTTAAATTTCCCATCTGAACCTTAAGAGAAGCAAGACCGCCCTCGGCAGTCTGTTTTGCTACATCGTTTGTGTAGCGTAAATTTTTAGCCATAACATCATTTACGGCCGCCACCTTTTCTTCTTCAGTACCAAATTCAATGATTGCCTTTTGAGCTTCAGTAAATCTTATTCCGGATTTTTCTAAAATTCCGAATTGGCCATTTAAAGCTTTAGCAATAATGTTTGCGCTATCAACCAGCTGGTCGCCACTAGCAGCCACTCCGTATTGATTAACGGCTAAGTCGGCCATAGATCCCATTAAATCTCTGACTGATTGATTAGTTAAACCAAAAGTAGAGAGCTGAGCGGCACCCAATGCAATCGCATCGCCGTCCAGTACTCCCTTTTTTTCCAAAGCGGCCGCCAACTCAGAGGTGGCCGCTAATTGCTCGCGAGTTCCTTTAGTGATATTTAAAACGGCATTTTCTAATTGTCTGCTAGCTGCTTCCGCCTCGCTATAATCTTTAATTCCTTTATAAGCAACAGCGGAAACAGATCCAAGCATGGCCGTTCCAATAATTCCCACTTCTTGAAAACTCGCTTTATATTTATCTAGAGATCCAACCATTCCCTGAAGCGCTGCACTAGCCTCGTCTTTGAGTTGGACTAAAATTTGTAAGACGCTTTGATTCATGGTTATTATTTTTCTAATTTATAAAACTTGGTTTTCCTGGATCATTCTTAAGCAACGATAACAACACATCAATAAACCAAGCTGGCTGATTATTATATTCCTGTAGTGTCCATTTCATTTCTCGGCATATAAAAACCACAACCATTGACTCTGGTAAATCTACTCCAAGTTTGCTGGCGAAGTATCGCTGCCAGAGATAGTCGGCTTCGCCTGATTTAAATTTCCTTTACCGTCGCTAATGAATCTCAAATTTTTAACAATGAAATCATAATCTTCAGGAGATCCATCAAGTATTCGATCTAAGATATTCTCACTACTTCCATCATAGGTGGAAACAATAACCTCAATTAATTTAGGTTCTATCTTTATCAAAATATCGCCTGATATTTTGTCATCCACTTTGCTGGTAGTAGTATCAACGTTCATGAATGGCAGCATAGCGCTGCGGATTTCATTTCTTTCACGAGCGGTGACATAAGTCTTGATTTCTAATTTCTTTCCACTTGGAGTGATAAGCTCCTTAACTTCTCTTTGTTGGTCGTTCATATTTTTAAAAATTTATAGAACGACCAACCGGGCGGTGTGCACTCTTACCGAGTTTCTCGCCCAGTTGATCGCTTATTCTAATTAATAACTTGCCTGGGCGTTGGTCACTGTTACAACAATCATTTTGCTATCTGCAGTACTGTAGCTAGCTTTGAATGATAAGGTCTGCATAACCACATCATCAATCTTGACTGCTTTAGTAAGGGCATTAAAAGTTACCTTAGCTAAATCAATTTTAATTTCAGGATTAGCAGCAGTGCCGATAGTAACATCAGTATTTTTTAGATCGATGCGTAATGCTTTTTGAGTACCAGCTAAAAAGGCGGTTTTAAAATCAGTTTCATTCTGCCAGATGGCTTCAATTTCTCCCTCGATTGTTGGTCCGCCATTTATGAAATCATCCGGAGTAGCGCTGCCAAGAACATAATCATCTTCCAATTTCTGAGAAATCTTTAAATTAAAAGATTTAATTTTCATTGCACTAGCGGCATCGAGTCCAGCTAAATTGGCAGCCATTTTAAAGGTTGCATGCTGACTTAAAAATTTATTCTCAACGGTCATTGCTGGAGTTAGAGTTGCGGTTGCCCCAGCACTACTTTTAAATTTAACTTCTTCTTCTAGAATTTTTCCTACTTCATACTTGATACTAAATTCTTCAATCGCTCCATTAGGATGTTTATAATCCTGAGCTCCTAAAGGATCATCTAAAAACATTGATAAACTTGGATGTTGAGCGCTTTGTCCAACGGTTAGCGCATGGTCTTTAATACTGACATCAGCATCAGCGTTGTCAGTTGTGGCCACAGCCCCTAGTATGCTCAATAAAATTAAAGCAGTATGTTTATCTCCCACCGGTGCTTTAATAGAACCCTCAGTCCATTTCTTAACAATTTTTTGATCACTGAGTGATTCAATCACGCCTAAGGCAGGATTATAATCCGCCAATTCTACTTTCTCGTCTAAACTTAAATCAGTAAACGGAATCCAGAAAGTTGCGGCCGCTTCAGCGGTACCGCGAACAGCTTCTTTGGCGATTCCGAATGATAGTTGTCTTCCTATTCCTTTCATATTTTTTAAATTAATTTTAATTAGTTAACGGCTCTTTTTCTTTTTCCCAAATTGCCAAAGCTTCTTCGTAGCTATTAGCCTTTATCGACTTAGGCTTAAACTCTGCTCCGCCCGGGAAATGATACAGCTCTTTTTCTTCAGGTGTTGAACTGTCCTGCACCTTTTTTTCTTTAGACATAAACTTAAATTGATTTAATAATTTTTGCTTCAATTAAAATGTCGAACATTACAACGGGTTGAACATACTGATCTGAAAATTCTGGAGCGAGTCCTTGCTTTACCATCATGCTAATGGCATCGCCGCCTAAGGTCTGATTTTCTTTTTTTCTAAATTCCGCACTAACTAAATCTGCTAGAGTCAGCCACTTCTCATATCCAGTCACACTTTCCGCTTGCGGATAAATTAATCTGATAACAAAACTTTCCGTGATCTGATTACTTCCACTATCAATCATCTCTTCATTGAATCCAGCACTGAGAACGCACCCTGCCGGAAAGCTCGCTGGCATACTATCTAAGTATTTAAAAGTGAGCGGCAATACTTCATCCGGGATTGTATCTAAAATTGTTTTTATTTTATTCAAAGCTACTAGCATTTTATTTTCGTTTTAAAAATTTAATTGCAGCCAGGCGTTTCTCTAAATTTTTCATGTTATTATTTATTGCTCTGGTGATGTAAAACTTTCCGACAATATGTGTCTTGTGGCCACGCCCGGTATCACCGCCAAATTCTTGAATGCGCGCGTACTCAACGTTGCTCCCAATTGCACCGATATTTTGAACATCACCCTTAGCATTAGACTGAACATTTGTGCTGTGAGTTATTGATCTCTTTAAGGTACCTGTCTTAACTGGAACGTATCCGGGAGTTTTAGAAGTGGTCTGCATTTCCAGGAGTGTATCTTCAGCAACCATTTTCACACTATCAGCTAAATTCCTTTTAAAATCTTTAAAGTCATTTTGAATATCGCTGAAGCTAATTTTTACTCCCATATCATTCTTTTTTTGAATGCAGTACGACTTGATAACTGTCATCTACATCCTTATTTTTATCGTGTCTTTCTACTCCTACGACTCGGTACTGGCGGCCACTATCATCAATTACTTTGTCACCAGACTTTATATCAATTGGATCCACGAACATATCAAATACTTCAATGTTTCCCTGGTCACCTAATACCTGAACTAAATCAGATGATTTGCTCTCAATATAGGCCTCTACGCCGCTCAAGGTGGCGTTTGCAGGATAATTATCGATACTTGTTCCAAGGGCTAGCCTATAAACGCTTACAGTGGCATTACTTCCGAATATCATATAGCTTTTACCCCTACCTTTCTGAAAGGCTTCAGGAGGTCGTTAAATTGATTAAATTCAGAGTCAGAGGCAAAGCTCACGGTCTTCGACCCAATCGTGTAGCTCTTAAGTTTCGGATTCTTCCGGGAGTTCATTAGGTTGGAGACATAAATCATAATCGCCAAGCGAATATCTTCCGGCATGTTTTCTTTCTGATTACTTGAAAGCTGCAGACTGCTTCCCGATAAAGCTAACCTGACGGAATCAGACGTCGTTATTGTCCTCCCTACGACTTGCGGGTTGGTTCCCTCAATAACATAGACATCGCCGCCCAGCGCGAACGCATTCGTGCCAGCCTTAGCCTGAATGGCCGCGGCGATTGCCGTCGCTTCGTCCTCAATCAAGGCAGCGGGACTCCAGTCTGTGCCTCGAGTAAGTGTATATCCATCGGTACTAATAGCTCCGAGCGTGATAGTCGCGCCGGCCGCCAGGTTAGCTAAATCGGTTATTGTAATCTTGGCATATCCATAAGAGTGATATCCGGCCGCATAGGTCACTTTCGCTTTCCTAGGGCCAGCTGAGAGCCAATTCTCGAGCTTTAAGCGGTTCAAGAGGATGTCGTAAGGTTCGTCCTGGATATATTCATTATCTCCATTCATTATCTTGCCAATTGCCACCACCGGCACATCATAAATGCTTAGGTATCTGCCGATAGCATCGTGAACTTCATCCGTCACTTTATGGAGACTTAAATCATTTACTCCCAGGGCGCCATTAACAACAATGGTTGCCATCTTGTTAAACATAGCCAATAAGGAATCACTACCGCTTCCGGTAATGCCCATAAATAATTTAAGCTCTTCAGTTGTGACGTATAGGTTCATATTATTTTGATTTATAGCCAGTCGCTCCCAGAAATCCCTCGATGTTAGATAGCCGGGTATTTATACTCGTGGCTAAGTCGTAGTACTTAGTGGCCGCATCCTGAGCGGTCTTATAATTACTTTCCATTTGGTCAGCT